CTAAACAACCCAAAAAGATTGCAAAGAAAACATCAAGATTTCGTAAATTCAGTTAAAGTAAAAGAAAAGTTGAGGGCAGAAAGATTAAAGGAAAAAATAGAAAATGATACAAGCACTAATAGGACCAATCGCAAATCTCGCAGGAACGTGGTTTCAAAACAAACTAGAAAAAACAAAAGCAGAAGGTAAAGCAAAAGTAGCAGAAGCAAAAGCTAGAGCAACTGTAGCAGAAAAAGTAGCTTCAGGTAAAATAGAATGGGAAGGCAAAATGGCTGATGCTACAAATGATAGTTGGAAAGATGAGTTTGCTTTAGTAGTATTATTAGCACCTGCTATATTAGTCTTCATTCCGGGAATGAGAGAGTATGTTCAAAGTGGATTTGAGGTATTAGCAACATTGCCTGATTGGTATCAATACTTGTTGTACATAGCCATATCTGCATCATTTGGTATTAAAGGTGTGGGTCAAGCAGCAAAGATGTTAAAACGCAAATGAGTATAAAAACCTTGACATTTTTACAAATATCTGCTATAATTAACAGAATAGGAAACTATTTTTATCGTAAACACGTTGAGTCTTTACACGCAGAACAACGTAGACAGGGACTTAGAAGATGAACATAGATGTGTTAAGAAAAGAAATAGAAGCTGACGAGGGATGTGTTTATAAAATATATCGTTGCAGTGAAGGTTATCCTACTGCAGGTATAGGACATTTACTGACTGAGTGGGATGAAGAGTATTATGATAAGCCTATAGGAACACCTGTTCCTGAAGAAAAAGTTCAAGAGTGGTTTGTGAATGATGTTCAAACTGCTATTAATGATTGTAATGATATATTTAATAGTTTTGAAAAGTTACCTGAAGATATACAACACGTATTAATTAATATGTCTTTTCAATTAGGAAAGCCTCGTCTATCTAAATTTAGACGTATGATTGCTGCAGTAGAGATGGAAGACTATCGTGAAATGGCTTTGCAGATGGAAGACAGTAGATGGTTTAAGCAGACAACAAACAGAGCACAACGTTTGATAGATAGAGTTGTGCGATATGGTGTACCTATATGAAAAAGATAAGAGAATTAACAGAGAGACAAAAAAAGTTCTTAGAAGTTTTATTTGAACAGGCAAATGGAGATGCAGTTCAGGCAAAATTATTAGCAGGTTATTCTGAAACATCTGCTACATCAACTATTGTTTCATCTATGAAAGACGAGATAATGGAAGCAACGCAGTTATATATGAGTCGCAATGCACCCAAAGCAGCAGTCGCTATGGTGAGTGGAGTAGATGATCCAACTCAACTTGGTATAAGAGATAAAATGACTGCAGCAAAAGACTTACTTGACAGAGTAGGTTTAGCAAAGACAGAAAAATTACAAGTAGAAGCATCAGGTGGAGTTATGATTATGCCACCTAAAAAAGCAACAGTAAAAAAATGAAAGCAAGAAGTGCAGGTTATTGGGAACTCCCACAACCTACAGACATGAAAGAAGACAACGTTTGGATTGCTATACCAAGAATATCTAGAATAATACCTTTTGGTTATATACAATCAACAAAAGATTCAGATATATTAGAGCCTGTTAATGAAGAACTAGATAAGTTAGAGATGGCTCGTAGCTATGTTAATCAGTATTCTTATAGAGAAGTAGCGAATTGGTTGACAAAACAAACAGGTCGTTATATATCTCATGTAGGTTTGAGAAAACGATTAAAGAATGAGCAAAGACGTAAGAACAAAGCTAGAAGCCTACGCAAGTGGGCAGAGTATGCAGAGAAGGCAATCTCCAAAGCGAAAGAGATTGAAGAAGCAAGAACAGGTGCAAAAGCCTAAAGTTACAGGTGTAATTGAAGAATTAGAAGAAGTGCCTGTAGAAGAACACAATATAGTGTTCCAACCAAATGAAGGACCTCAAACAGAGTTTCTTGCTGCATCAGAAAGAGAAGTTTTGTACGGAGGCTCTGCAGGAGGTGGCAAAAGTTTTGCTATGTTAGCAGACCCTTTAAGATACATGGGTCATTCTGCATTTAGTGGTTTGTTATTAAGACACACCACAGAAGAATTAAGAGAACTTATATTTAAGTCTCAAGAGTTATACCCAAAAGTTTGGAAAGGCATCAAGTGGTCAGAAAGAAAGATGCAATGGGTAGCTCCATCAGGTGCAAGACTTTGGATGTCTTATCTTGATAGAGATGATGATGTATTAAGATATCAAGGTTTAGCATTTAGTTGGATAGGCTTTGACGAATTAACACAATGGTCAACACCTTATGCTTGGAATTATATGAGATCAAGACTACGTTCTACTGCTCCTGACTTGCCAATATTTATGAGGGCAACAACAAACCCTGGAGGCAGAGGACATCATTGGGTTAAAAAAATGTTTATTGATCCTGCTGCTTATGGCGAATCGTTTGATGCTACAAATATAGAGACAGGTGAGATTTTAAAATATCCTGCAGGGCATAGTAAAGCAGGAGAAGCATTGTTTCAAAGAAGATTTATACCTGCTAGATTAACAGATAATCCGTACTTATCAGAATCAGGTGACTATGAAGCAATGTTACTTTCTTTACCTGAACAACAAAGAAGACAACTTCTTGAGGGTGATTGGGATATAAAAGAGGGTGCAGCTTTTACAGAGTTTGACAGAAATGTTCATGTTGTAGAGCCTTTTAAAATACCAAGTAATTGGGTTAAATTTAGAGCTTGTGATTATGGATATGGAAGTAAATCAGGAGTTCTTTGGTTTGCAGTATCTCCTGAAGAACAATTGATTGTATACAGAGAAATGTATAAATCAAAAGTTCTTGCCACTGATTTAGCAGATATGATACTAGAATCAGAGGCAGAAGATGGCAACATCAAATATGGAGTTTTAGATAGCTCTTTGTGGCATAAGAGAGGTGACACAGGACCTTCACTTGCAGAACAGATGATTTCACGTGGATGTCGTTGGAGACCATCAGATAGAAGCAAGGGTAGTCGTGTGGCAGGTAAAAACGAAATACATAGAAGACTACAAGTAGATGAGTTTACGGAGAAACCTAGATTAGTGTTTTTTAACAATTGTACAAATGTAATATCGCAACTACCTGCTTTACCGATAGATAAAAGAAACCCTGAAGATGTTGATACTAATTCAGAAGACCACCTCTATGATGCATTGAGGTATGGTATAATGTCAAGACCTAGATTTAGTATATTTGACTATGACCCTATGGGTAGACCTTCACAAGGTATGCCTATAGCAGACGCAACGTTTGGATATTAATATGGCAGAAGAAGAAAATATGATGGAAACTGATGCGATAGCATTAGATGATATAAAAGAAGATTCAGTAAATGAAGACATGGATGTAGCCAACATTGTTGATTATGTCATGGGAAGATTTAAAAAATCAGAAGATTACAGATATGAAGATGAATTGAGATGGGTAAGAGCCTACAGAAATTATAGAGGTTTATATGGACCTGATGTCCAATTTACAGAGGCAGAAAAGTCAAGAGTATTTATTAAGATAACTAAAACTAAGACTCTTGCAGCATATGGTCAAATAGTGGATGTGTTATTTGCTAATAACAAATTTCCATTAAGTGTTGACCCCACACAATTACCAGAAGGAGTAGCAAAAGATGTTTCGTTTGACCCCAAAGAACCTGAAGAATTACGCAATCAAGTTATGGAATCACCTTATGGATTTAATGGTGATGGCATGGATTTACCTAAAGGAGCTACTGCACAAAGTCTACAAGACAGGCTTGGTCCTTTGCAAGAAAAGTTGGCAGATGTTGAAAACCTTAAAGAAGAGGTTGGTAAAACTCCTACAGCGATAACTTTTAGTCCTGCGATGGTTGCAGCTAAAAATATGCAACAAAAAATACATGATCAATTAGAAGAATCAAATGCTAATAAACATTTAAGAAGCACTGCATTTGAAATGGCTTTATTTGGAACAGGTGTCATGAAAGGACCTTTTGCTCTGGATAAAGAATATGCCAATTGGGATGAAGAAGGTAATTACAATCCTATATTTAAAACTGTACCCCAAGTTTCAAATGTTTCAGTTTGGAATTTTTACCCTGATCCTGATGCTAATAACATGGATGAAGTTTTATATGTTATTGAAAGGCATAAAATGTCTCGTTCAGAACTACGAGCTTTAAAAAAGAGACCTTATTTTAGAGAGAATGTTATTAATGAAGTCATAGCAGATGGCGAAAATTATGTTAAAAAATATTGGGAAGATGATTTAACAGACTATAATCAAGAGAATTATGTAGATAGATTTGAGGTATTTGAATATTGGGGTAGCATTGATACTGATATGTTACTAGAGCAAGAAGTAGAAATACCTGATGAACTAAAAGAGTTTGATGAATTACAAGCTAATATTTGGGTTTGTAATAATAAATTGCTTAGAGTGGTGTTAAATCCATTTAAACCTGCTAACATACCTTATATGGCAGCACCTTATGAATTAAATCCATATTCTTTTTTTGGTGTAGGATTAGCAGAAAATATGGATGATACACAAACTTTAATGAATGGATTTATGAGAATGGCAGTAGATAATGCAGTATTATCAGGTAATTTATTAATAGAAGTAGACGAAACAAACTTAGTGCCTGGACAAGACTTGTCAGTGTACCCTGGAAAAATATTTAGAAGACAAGGTGGAGCACCGGGTCAAGCTATATTCGGAACTAAATTTCCAAATGTATCAGGTGAGAATATGCAATTGTTTGACAAAGCAAGACAGTTGGCAGATGAGAGTACAGGTATGCCATCGTTTGCTCATGGTCAAACAGGCATAACAGGTATAGGTAGAACTGCTTCAGGAATATCTATGCTCATGAATGCAGCAGCAGGGAGTATCAAAACTGTAATTAAAAACGTAGATGATTATTTACTTAAACCTTTAGGTGAAGGATTATTTAGATTTAATATGCAGTTTGATTTTGATCCTAAAATAAAAGGAGACTTAGAAGTTGTTGCACGTGGAACAGAAAGTTTAATGGCTAATGAAGTCAGATCACAAAGATTAATGCAGTTCTTACAAGTATCTTCTAGTCCTGTATTAGCACCTTTTGCTAAGTTTCAATATATTATTCGTGAGATAGCAAAATCTCTTGACTTAGATGTAGAAAAGGTTACAAATAACATGGATGAAGCTGCACTTCAAGCAGAACTAATGAAAGGTTTCCAACAACCCCCTGCACAAGGACAACAACCTCAAGAAGGAGCAGAGCCTCCTGCAGGAGTTGATCCAAGTGACCCAACAGGTTCAGGTGGAGCTACAATAGGAACAGGAATAGCTCCTGGACCTCAAGAACAAGGATTTACAGGAAGACCTCAAGGTGGACAAGGAAATATTGAGCAAACTGAAACCCCTGGTGAACAATCACCTCCAATGGGAGCAATTCAGTAATTACATAGATGCTCTCATAGAGCAACAACATAAAGCGATAGAACACACAGATAGTGTTGTTTTGATGCATAGATGTCAAGGTTCTATAGCAACTTTACGCAGACTAAAATTATTAAGGGATGAAGTCAATGGAAATGTTAACTAAAAAAATGCTTGGAGATTCGGAAGTAAAAGAAGCTGAAAAATCTAAATACGATTTTAGTGATGAGAACTTAGTTAATTTACCATCAAGAGTATTAGAAGGTTATCTAGCTGAAAAATATGGAACTGATAAGTATGTGCGAGAAAGAAGCTCTGTGTTTGAAGAGGCTAGTAAAAATAAAATATCAGATAGAGAATCAATATTAACAGGTCCTGAGTTAGAAGCCTTATCTTTAGTATTTGAAGAACAAATTAAAAAAATGAAAAATAAAGCTAAAGGTGGTGTAGCAGAACAAATGGAAATGTTTCAAGAAGGTGGACTTAAAGATGAAGGTGGTACAGTTGATCCTGTATCAGGCAACGAAGTTCCCCCAGGTTCAACCCAAGAAGAAGTGAGAGATGATATACCTGCACAACTAAGTGAGGGAGAGTTTGTATTCCCTGCAGATGTGGTTAGATTCTTAGGATTAAATTTTCTTATGGAACTTAGACAAAAAGCCAAAGCAGGTCTAAAGAGAATGGAAGAAATGGGTCAGATGGGTAACGCAGATGAAGCAACATTACCTGATGATATACCTTTTACCCTAGATGATCTAGATACAAGAGAAGAGACAGAAGAAGAAAAACGAGAGATGGCACAAGGAGGTGTTATACAAGCTCAAGCAGGAACATACGTAGCTCCTAATTTTACAGGTACATTTACACAACCCTCTGCAGTAGCACCACAATTTAGTGCACCAAATGTACAACAACCATCTAACTTACCTTTAACTCAAAACTTAGCACCTGCACCTGTGGGTGGATTTAGACCTATACAGTTTCAACAACCACCACAAGCTACAGGAGAAACATTTACTTATCAACAACTTTTAGGTTCTAAACCTGGACAGTACGATGAATTTCGTGAATATAAGAATGCAGAAGGTATGATATTAAATATACCATTTAAAAATGGTCAACCTTTATATCCTGTTCCTGAAGGATATAGCTACGTAGACCCTGAAGAAGTAAAAGTAGAAGACCCCAAAGTTACGCAAGTAAAACCACAAACTGCTAAAGTAGTGGAAGATTCAAGTGGAGATGACCCTGAGGATATTAAGACAGGAGCAGTTGATTTAACAGGTGCTCCTCTGAGTTATCTGTCTATGCCTTTTTCTAAAAACATGGATGCTTTAGATAAAGAGTTATATGATATAGCTTTTACTCAAACTAAATTATTTGACCCAAGAGAAATAGCAAAGTCAACTTTATTCGGAAAAGTAAATGCAAATGATATTATACTAAGTAGTATAACACCAGTAGTAGAGAGTTTCAAAAATTCATTTATTGTTGGCAGTGATTTTAAGTTAGGTAAAAGTCATATCACTGGTGACAATATTAAATTACAAAAAGGGTTTAATTTAGCAGATATGCTACCAACAGATAGAGATCGTTTAGCTCAAAAAATAGCAAATAGAAGAAATGAAATAGAACTTGCTATAACAGATAGAGTCAATGGAAATATATTATCTATGAAAGATTTAAATGCTAAATTTGAAAAATTTGGTATAGAGAGACCTAGATTAACAGGTATCACACTTCAAGATAGAAGAAATTTGACAAAAGCTGTGAACGAACTAGTAGTAAAAGAAAATCAAAGCATTAAAAAGGGTCTTGAGGCAATAGAAGAAAGACCAACAGAGGCTACTGATGGTGGAACACAAACTTTTACACAAGAGCAATTTGAACAATCTTACGACCCCTCTACAGACTATAGTTCAGGAGATTCAGGAGATTCAGGATTTGGTGCAGGTCAAGATATAGGAACGGGAGTTGACACATCAGGATTCACAGACACCTCTACAGGATTAGGTGTAGGTGCTAAAGGTGGTTTTTTTAGTAAATCAAAATTAAAAAAACCTAAAAAAATGAAGCGAGGTGGGTTAGCTTCAAGATAATAACCCACATACATATTTGAGCAAGATTGAGAAAGTACTGATGACGTGTCAGGGTCTTGCTCATAATAGTTGGCTACTTATCCCCCAACAATATTTGGCTACGATAACCCCAAGGAGTAAAAAATGGCTGAAGAAGCAAAAGAAATGGTGCAAGATGCAACACCAACAAAAAAAGCATTTATGAATAAACGTTCTACTCATGCAGAAAGAATTAAAAAAGATGAAGAAGAACTAAAAGAATTAATGAAGGAGCAAACTCAAGTTGACGAAACAGAACAAAACGAAGAAGTCAAAGACGATGACGAAAAAAAAGAAGAACCTGAGAACGCAGAAGAAAGAACCTTCAAAAAACGTTATGGTGATTTACGTAGGTATTCACAAGAAAAAGAAAAAGAGTACCAACAAAAAGTCCAAGACTTAGAAAAACAGTTAACAAACGCAACTAAAAAAGAAATGAAGTTGCCTAAATCTGATGAAGACTTGGAAGCATGGGCAAAAGAATATCCTGATGTAGCAAAGATTGTTGAGACCATAGCAATGAAAAAAGCTAGAGAGCAGTCTGAGGCATTAGAAAAAAGAATAAAGCAGATAGACGATATGAACTTATCTGCTGCAAAAGAAAAAGCAGAAGTACAACTACTCAAATTACATCCTGACTTTGAGGAAATTAGAGATAGTGATGACTTTCATAATTGGGCAGAAGAACAACCTAAATGGGTTCAAGATGCTTTATACGAAAATGATAACGATGCAAGGTCAGCAGCAAGAGCCATTGACTTATATAAAGTAGACAAAGGCTTAAATAAAAAGACAGAGATTAAGAATGATAAAGAGGCTGCTAAAGCAGTATCTAAAAAATCTTCTAAATCTGTTCCTGATCCAAAGCAAGACAATCAAAAGTTAAGAGAATCTGATGTTCAAAAAATGTCTGCAGATGAATACGAAAAAAATGCAGATACAATTATGGAAGCAATACGTTCAGGGAATTTTGTTTACGACATATCTGGCTCTGCTAGATAGTTGTTGACAAATAGTTATTTATAGGTATAACTATATATAACTTTAAATGTGACCTCTCCACGTGGACAACTCACATACAATCAAACTTGGAAGCCTACCTGATAGAAAAGAGCCTATATTTAAGTAGCTATTAAATATACACCTCTAAAACTATTAGCCGATGACGAGTAAATATTATAGCACATTTTGTGCATTTGTTTTATATTTTCAAAATGGAGATGAAAATGGCATTTAAAACTGCAGCAGGTTACGGAAATCTGCCTAATGGTAATTTCTCCCCAGTTATTTACTCTAAGCAGGTTCAGTTAGCCTTCAGAAAAACATCCGTTGTTGAAAACATCACCAATTCAGATTACTTTGGTGAGATTGCCAACATGGGTGATTCTGTAAAAATTATAAAAGAGCCAGAAATCACTGTTAAGGAATATGCTAGAGGTGCAAACGTTCAACCTCAAGACCTTGACGATGAAGACTTCACATTGACTATTGACAAAGCAAACTATTTTGCTTTCAAGATAGATGATATTGAAGAGGCTCACAGTCACGTAAACTTCTCTCAACTCGCAAGTGACAGAGCAGGTTACAGACTAAAAGATAACTATGACCAAGATGTACTTGGTTATTTGTCAGGATTTGCACAGGCATCTAATAATGCTGTAGCAAGTTCAGCTAACTCAACAGTTAACGGAACTAAAGCAGTATCAACTGCAGGTTCAGACGAATTGTT